CGGTCATATTGACCAGACTTACCGTAGTTATGGTATTTGAACCGATATTGGAGATTGTCCCTCCCCCTACTCTATATCTTACAAACATAGTAGTATTGGCAAGTGGAATCTCACCTAATGAAGTATTATTTAAGAAATCTCCTAAACTGTTACTTAAAGCCGTACTTATATAACCCGAAGTTATGGCATTGTCGCCAAAACCACTACCAAATGTTAATTTACAAAAATTTAAATCAGTAAATTCTTTAACAAATCTTTGTGGTTTTTCTTCCCACTTTCCAGGTATTACACCTGCTCTGTCGGAAGTCCTTGTATAGTCAGTAATAAATATCTTATTCTGAGCTAAGGCTTCTACTTCATAATACCTATCTGTTGCATTTAAAAACTGATCTAAGGTGGGTAGGGTAGAATAATTCGTCCCTCCCAGCGTAATGAGTTGTTCCACCGATATTACATTTGTTTCAGGTAGTGTTACCTCAAAAAATGGAATAGCATCGTCATCAGTGATAATCCTCTGAAATATTTTTGTTGTCCCATTAACTACTATTTCTCTTTTAGTTATAGTATAATTAACAGGAGTTCCGTTAGCATCTAAGTTTGGTACTACTAATCTATTCGTGATACCATCTGTAGATAAAGAAGAAGCAAAATCTATATCTTCAAGATTTTCAAAATCTTGTCCTCCTCCGCTCACTCTAGCACCTTGTCTGATAAGTGGCAGATATTGTATATTGGGTTTGTCTCCGTTAGCGGGAACTACAACCGTAAAATCTACTACCGTAACTGAAGGTGCTTTATTGGGTATTTTCAATCCAAATGTTCTTGCGATGTTCATCAAGGACCTCCTCTCTTGTGCAAAATCTATCTGTGTCTCATTAAACTTTCTGTCAGTATTGTAAGATAACATATCTGCAACTGCAGCATTTAACTCCAATAACATCATACCAACAGATGAATCATTAAAATCTGAAAATAATGCAGGATAATATTGTTTGACGAAACTTATTAATTCCGTTCTTGCATCTGCAAAATTCCTAGCATCATAATTTATTTTCTTTGCCATATCATTCGTCGTTTTCAACTATGAACTCTACAAAGTCTACCTGTTCGAATACATCCTCAGTAAAGGTATATTCAACTCTGACTCCAAGAGCATTTTCATTATCCCTAACCTCACTAATGATAATATCATCAACCTTTAGGTTTGGAATGTACATATCTATTGATGTCTGTATTGCAGTCTTCATATCTACTTTTGTAACATCATCTATTGGTTGGAATAGAAAATTTATTAAATCTGTTCCAAAATCGGGCATATATAACCTATCACCCTTTTTTGTTAATAATAAATGAGCCAAATCTGCTTTGACTGCATTATTACTATTGGTATTTAAATCCAAAAAGAATCCTTTAGGACTCTCTTTAAAAGGAAAGTTTATGTTTATACTTTGTTCGTTAGCCATCAATAATAAATATAAAATAATGGATTTTGTATATAAAAAAAGGGTAACCCGAAAAAGATTACCCAATATATATTAAAATGGTTTAGTTTAAGTACATTTACTAAAACCACATGATTTACATTTAAAGCATCCTTCGGCAAAATGTACACCTTCAGGATCCCCACATTCATCACAATAACTTTCACTACTCCTTAGTAGCTCTTCATCTAAATATTTCTTCAATGTACGAGCTATTGCCTTTGAAAATGATACGATAGTGCCTTCAGATTTCTGTAACTGTTCATATATAAAATTTATATCGGTTCCATGTCTTAAAGCGGTAGATATCATTCTTGTTAATGCCTCTTCCTCATTGGATTCAAAGTGTTCTTTAAGGTTTTCCAACTCGAATCCTTCCAATTGTAGATCATATTTACCTTTCTTGACTTTTGTTAGTTTACCACCTTTAATACTTGTAGATATAGAAATATTTTTCTTTTTGAAAGCGAATATCTCATAAGGGTCTTCACCAAATAACCCTACTATTACTATCCATTTCTTACCACCTACTGTTAAATGGTGAATATCACACTCTAAAGTCTTTGGTCTCTCTGGTGCTGTAGATTTTGGTAATCCGTTATCTTCTTTCTTCTCAGACAATACTGTTGTCATTGTTCCAGCTCTATAAGTGGTACATCCTTTGATCACTCCAGTGTTATAAACTTCAGTATAAAGTCTTTTAAAGTCATCATAAGAGTAATCATTAGGTAAATTAACCGTTTTTGACATCGCTGAGTCAATATACTGAGCCATAACACCCATTGTCTTAATATGTTCGTCAATACTAAGTTCTGTGGTTGTTGCTGCCCATTTTGCGTCAGGTTTCCATTGTTGTTTACCTTCAAGATACTTAACGGCATAGTCTTTAACCACCGTTTCTCTTAATAATCCCCTATTTTTGTCTATTTTCCATATAAAACCATCGAACTCAGTTCGGAGGAGATTTTCGTCACCCTCGCAAATCCATTTCCAATCCGTTCCGACGGAGTCGAATTTACAGTTTTCGTAATCGATGTTTTTTGCCACATTAAGACCTTCTGGGGGATACGGGAAAATGGTAGTTCTAACGTACTCCGGCAAGAATATAGGCTCTAATCCTCCACTTACGTTATTGGCATAAACAGAGGAGTTCCCAGTGGGTTGTATGGACAAAAGGTGTGAGTTTCTCATCCCATAACGTTTTATCATTCCCTTTGTCTTAGGCTTAAGTTTCTTCACGAACTCACTATCCATATATTTCGTATGATGATAGAGTGGAAATGATCCTTTCTCCTCTGCCAAGAGTGATGATGACTGATATGCGGTATTAGCCATAAAACTCATTAGTTCTTCAGTGAGTTCCAATGCTCTTTTACACCCATACCTTACTTTCATCATCAATAGTGCAGAACCATAACCTAATATCCCCAATCCTATTCTTCTTTTCTCCTGTAGGTTTTCTTTTTGTATCGGCAACGGAACATTTGTCTTATCGTTGACATTATCCATAAACCTTATTGCTATTGGTATTATCTCTTTAAGTTTATTATAGTTCCAATCTGTTCCTGTCTCATTAACAAACTGTGTCAGGTTCAATGACCCCAACAGACAAACACCACCTATTGGTAATAGTTGTTCTCCACAGGGATTAGTTGCCGAGATGAACTCATTATAGTATAGGTTATTAAGTTTATTCATTGTGTCTGAGAATAATACTCCTGGTTCATTTCTATTATACGTTGATTGCATTATTACATCCCATAGTTCATTAGCATCTTCGAATGTTTTAAATATTGTTACACCATAACCCAACGCCTTCCACTCTTTAATATTACCGTTCCATTCGTTCTTATACTCTTTGGTGTGTCTCTCATAGTCGGGGAACTCCAGACTCCAAGGTTTATTGTTCTTTACCGCTGACATTAACTCATCGGTTATTAATACCGACATATTAAACTTAGTTAATCTTCCTGGTGTTTGTTTCGAGGTGATGAACTCTTCGATGTCAGGATGCCAACATGACATTGTCACCATCTGAGCACCTTTTCTTATCTTTTGTTTGGCATCTTTCCTTGTGGATCTCTTTCCACTTCCTGCAGTTATTACTGCCGATTGGGTGTCCCACATATCCAACATCTTAACGGAGCCTGGACTTTCGTTTCCGATTCCTCTAACAAATGCACCTCTTGGTCGCATAACATCTGCACAGAAACCATAACCACCTTCAGACTTTAATATTAATGCTTGTCTTCTTAATGTATCAAGAATGCCTTCCATTGAGTCTTGGTCTCTTCCATTGAAGCCATCAACAAAACAATTGATATATGTTGTTCCTTTAAGTCCTGTCCCAGCATTTGAGGTTATCCTTCCTCCAGGTACAAACTTAAAGTCTTCCAAGGCATACAAAAACTTCTCTGTCCAAAGTTCCTTATCATCTTCCACCGAGGCAAGGTCTTCAGCAACTCTTAAATGTGTATCGTTTATGTCTTCATCTCCAAACTTATATGTTTGTTCGTATATCTCTTGTGAAAACTCATTGTTAAATTTTGTGTTTGATCGTAAAATCACTGATTCTTTAACTTGTTGCATTTTCTTTTTCTCCATTTTAAAACTTATTATTTAGAAGGGAAGATCCTCCTCTTTCTCCTCTATCTTTTTTGTATATTTCGACATATCAGTGTCGTCGGTATTTGATATATATTCTGTCTTTTTCGTTTCGACCTTGTTGAGGGTGTTTATTTCTTTAAAAGTTTCTCGAGCCATATCTCTGTTCCTTGTCTCCTGTCTTTGACGTTGCTTATCTTCGTAGTCAACGTATGCTAACTCTTCCATATCGTCGGTGTCAATCTCTATTGTTGCATTATCAAATTTGATATTTTCAAAGACAACACCATCTCTTCCAAAACGTGATTTTATTACCGCAAGATTGGCTCTGCCAGACTCTTTCTGTGGTAAGTCTTTGGCTATGGATAAAATAAAATGACCTATCTGTGCTTTCTTAATGGAGCCGCCCATCATATCTGTTGTCACCGTTGTAGCATTTATTGAAGAACGATTTCCTTGTGTGGCTACCCACCCGACAACATCAAACTCAGATATTAAGTTTTCAAACTGTCTCATTACATATCCTTCAGCAACCCACTGATCCTTATATTGTGAATCTGCGACCACACAATCGATGTAATCCAATATTATCATATCCAACTTAATACCTTTGGCAATATGTTTTCTTATGAGCTGACGTATCTTTGATATGGTTACGTTCTCTCCAGTCATTCTTTTTATTATAACCTTACCTTTGGATTCATCAGCTTGCCTTTCTTCCAAATATTTTATTACCTCATCTTTTCTGGACTCCAACTCATTCAATGGAATACCGGTCCAACAAGAATAATGTTTCCTCTGTAATACTTTGGGGTGGTCTTCAAATACTATTTGTAAAACGGTGTTGCCACCATTATATGCTGTATTTGCCACCTTTGTTAAAAATGTTGTCTTACCAACTCCCAAGGGAGCAATAACCATCCCTAACTCTCCACGTGATAAACCACCTTCCATTAATTCATCCAAGCCCTTAATGCCTGTGGCAATGGGACTTCTAAACTCTGCCGATAAAACATTCTCTATGTTGTCAAAAACATCAATGCCATCGTCACGATCTTGTCCAATGGATAATGCCTTCCTTAATACTTCTTCACATTCATCGTAGTTATCGATGTCTCCTTTGTCCAATATTTCAGAGCAATGTATTATTGCCTTCTTTAACTCCTGTTGCTTACAGAACTCAATGGACTTCTCCTGAATGAACTTTATGTCGGCATGATTAATACCTTCCAACTCAAGGATTATCTCTTCAACATATTGTTGGGTTATCTCATCGGAAGTATCCAGCTTAATAACCTGTCTTAATGCCTCAAACGTTGGTGTGGTTTCATATCTCTCATAATAGTTCTTTACGTTCGCCATAATGAGACGGAAATATTGATTATCGAAATATTTGGCTTCGATGGAATAGATTATCGTATCAGCAAAAGTTTTATCATAAATGAACTGACCTATTAACTTTAACTGAAATTGATATCCTAAATATCCAAATGATTCTATCTTAGTATTCATCCTTTACTTTTATAGGTTTACAATTCAATTCCTTCATATTTTGTAGTATAATCTCGGCGAGATAGATAGTATTGTATCTCCTTAATGATAGTAGGTACTAAACTTCTAATGTCAACGGAATAACGTATTTTTGGTGGAAAGAAATTCCCACTGAATCGTGTGACTGATACATCACGACCATCTACCTTAATAACAAGATCAAAAACATCTTCTTTTTCAAAAACATCCTTATAATGAACATCTTCAGGTTTCTGAACTTCATACATCTTATAATATTTCCATAAGTAATCTTCAGCTTTTTCTTTAAGGTTGGTTTTGATGATGTCCACAACTTCGTATGCACATTCTCTCAGTTCCAAAGATCTAATGGAACGATAATTAAACCCCTTAATGCTGAAATACCTCTGGCAAATAATATTGCCGTTTATCTTTAGCAAAAACTCAAACTTTTGATTGTCATATTTTTTCATAATGCAACTTTTTTTTCATTTTTAATTAAATTCATAAATGGTTTAAGATAGTTAATATACCCATCTTCATTTCCTGGTATCATTTCGATGAATCCATCTTCTAGCATCATCTTCAGAACGTTCTTCTTTGTTCTGCCTTCAGGATCAATAGGTAAATCTGAGATATCTGAAATCTCTTCTTTGGATTCATCAGAAAGTAATCTACCATCTAAAGTAACCAACTCCTCATTTCTTTTGTAAAACTCTAAGCCTAACATACCTTCCTTAGTTGTACCATTGATTATATTATCCAATGACTTCAAAGGCTTACCTCTCTCTTCCCTTAATGTCTTAGCTTGTGTTAAAATCTCTTCAACACTCATTTCCCTATCTCTAAGATCTGGAAAGAACTTCATTAAGGTTTTTTCTTTAACTAAAGCAATACCACTGACATTATCACTACTACAACCAGATATTAACTTCATCGTTACTGCGTTGGAGTGATGGTGATCAAACATCTCAGTGTAATTATACATTGTGAGAACCTTCTTCTTATTGTGAAGGAATATATTAACGTTCTCATCCAACAACTGACACATATCATAGTCAGATGACATCACAATAATCTTCTCTTTATCTTTATTTAAATGTGTATAATAAGCAATACCATCGTCAGCTTCAGAATAATTATCTTGATATTGTCGTATGAATAAGTCTTCAGCATAAGTCTTAACTCTGAGCTTCTGTCTCTCATAATCTTCGTTAAATTCTTTGATGCGGTTTGCCTTATAATTAGGATAGATTTTTTTCCTCTCTGAACCACTAAATTGACCATCCCAAAAGACAACTACCTTATTTGGTTTAAAGTCTATCAGACACCTTCTAAGAATGGTATAAAACTGATAAAGACCTCCGATGTGTTGCCCCCTGTAATAAACATGTTTTGCTCCCGCAAATGCCCTCTTTAAAACAGAGTCACCATCTACCAATATGGTAGTCTTTAGTCTTTTATTAAGTTTCAATTCATGTAATTAATAGGTTAAAAAATCTATAGGTCATCACTGTAATCAACAGGTATACCTAATACTGTCTCCTCTTCAAGAGTGACATCACCAGGGGATCCCTCTAGTAACACATCCCAATATCCGCAATACTCTTCTTTGTATTTCTTGACTTCATTGGGGTTGTCCAATATGAACCCATGAGGTGTCACCAATAATCTATCGGCATAACTAATGCCGTTAATGTGATTTTTGATTACTCCAACTTTTGTTCTGGTGGCGAAAGTTATCTTTTTACCACCAGTTGTGGCGTTGATACGTGAAGTGCCAGCGTTTGCTTGATTCCCAAACAAAAACACAAGAGCAGATGAAAGATAAATAGAGTTACCCCCTTTCGGCATAATCTTTGGTTTCTGTCCAAAACCTTCAGGTATCTGAACCCAAGGTTGATTGACGAAAACCATTGTGTTGGTGTATTTGGCATCTTCTCTACGAGAACTTGTGATCCTCTGAGATAATCCCATACCCCACTTTTCAGAAATAACTCTTGCGGTGTGTTGGTTACCACCTTTACCATTGAAACTCATTTCACAAGGTATTGTGCCGATGGAATCCCATAGGAACAATAAATCATAAGGTATTTCTCCTTTCTCCTGAGCATCCAATAACTCTGTAACGTAACCAAAAGCCTGTTCGATAAAACTGAATCCAACCTTATCAATAAAGAAACCATCCCAAAAAACTTCACCAGTTTCTTCATCCGTCTTTTGTTCACACTCCAATCCCAATAACTTTGCGTATTCATAACTCCACTTCTGCTCACTAATAAGGAAGACCGGTAAAACGTTCTTCTTTTGTGCTGCAGAGGCGGCTTTAACCAAAGCTGTGGTTTTACCAGTGTCTGAATGTCCCAAAAACATATTAACATGTCCCATAGCGGGACCTGCAATACCACATACATCCTGAAATGTTTTACCCAAATCAAAGAACTCTTGCTCTTTGTATTTTACACGAGTTGAGAACTTCTTCTTCAAGTCGTCAAAATTTAGGGTCTTCTTCTTTAATGCTCTCTTTGCCATTTAAAACTATTTAGGAATCTTACCAAGGAAGTTGTTCAGATGATAAGTTATCCTTACCATCTACTTTGTTCAACTCATTTTCTAAATCTGCAACATTTCCACTACCCTCTTGTTCCGTTGCGACGAATACTTTCGCCTCATTGTCCCAAATCGGAGTTTCTCCCTGAGCCACTAACTCAAGATATTCAATGGACTTTGAACGATACACATCTTTGTAGGTGTCTATATTTGCTGTCCACTCGTCTATCAATGACTTTTCAGTCGTTAATGGAGCAGGATCTTCAGCCATAATAGAAACAACTTTGGCATAACCTTTATCGTCTCTACCTAATATAATGGTTAAATCTCTCCCTTCATTAAGGTCAGTAATGTCTCCTCTCTTTTTGATGATGGGTACTACTTTGTCAAATACACCCTCACCTTTCCAGTTTTGTGGGAATCTCCAGAACTTAACCCCCTCTCCTTCGTTATCTCTATCGATACCTTTAACAATATAAAACTTTCTAGCTCTATATTGTCTTGAGAGTTGTTTCTTTTCTGGATTTCCACTTAACCTTAAAGCCTCCTCCATTTCGCATAACGGACATCTCTGACCATCATTATGATTTGGACAATACAACTTAAGCCATTTGCCACCTACCTGTACGGAGTGCCAATGTGCTTCAGTAAAAGGAGAACCATCTGTCGCTGGTAAAATCCTAAATGTCTTTTCACTGTTGTTAACACCCTTCGGTATCATTGTGGTGAAGTACTTGGTCAAGTCCACTTGACCACCTGTAGTTTTCTTTTCTGCTTGGTTTTGCTCATATTGAGCAAGAATAGCGTCGATATTTGTACTCATAAAATACTAATTTTTTTTGTTAATAATATAAATCTAATACAATAATAATAAAAATAATTAACATTGTCAAATTATTTTCATTATAAAATTAAAAAAGGTATCCCTATTAAGGATACCTCTAATATAGTATATTTTCGCGAAAAATCAATACCTATGTGGTATTTAATTGTAGTTTTTTTAACCTTAAGCTGTAGCTCCTGGGGCTGTTGCCGGCGCCGTATCACCTTTTGCCAATGCCTGTGCATCGTTTTTAATAACCATAGCATCCGCACTTGGAATCTTTGCTCCACTTTTAGCCAACCTATCCATAAGTGATTGGATGATATCGCCAGTCGCTTTTGGGTTCTTACCACCAGCAACTATTCTCTCAATGTTTGACCATACTCCAGCAGCAAATAATTTTTCCATCTGAGTCGCCACTTGTGGTATATCAATTTTACCAGAACTTTCTTGAAAATTAATCTTTTCATTAACCTTTTTGATGATATTACTTAAATCACCTTCTGATAACTTAATAACATTTTTGTCTCTTTTTTCAGTTGTGATGATGTTCTCAATCATGCTAACCAACTCTGATTCTGTAACTCTTATTTTTCGTGCCATTTTTTTACATTTGATCTGGGTCCTCATCAACGTCAAAGGAACTCTTTACCTCTTCGCTGTTATAATTTGATAAGTCTGAAACATTAACGTCAAACTCCTTTTCTTTTTTTTCTATAGGTTCGTAGTTATCAGTATCATCATCCTTTTTATCATCCCAATAATCTGTTAACTTAACATTGAATGGAAATGAATCTAAACTTCTCATCTCTAATTGTTCTATTGGCGTGGGGTTTCTTTTTTCAACTTCCCTTTCCAATGACTCAATCTTATGTAAGATATCATTCATTCCTGATAACCTTCCTTCTAAATCACCAAACTTAGATAATATATCATCTATCTTTGAAGTGGCACTCTCTACTTTCTCAGCAGTGTCTTTAGTGGAATTAACAATATCAGTAACGTCTACTTCTTCGACTTCCTCTTCTTCAATATCTACTTCGGCTTCTATTTCTTCACCACCCTCTTCAGGTATTTCTTCACCAAACTCCTCAACTTCTTCTTCAGGGACTTCCTCACCTACTTCATCACCTACTTCGGTGTCAATCACATCTTCTTCTTCCTCCTCTTCGAATCCCTCTTCAGGAACTCCAATAGGAAGTTCATCTTCGGGTGCCTCATTTAATAAGTAATAGGAATTTATTTTATTGAATCTTAACAATTCTTCTCTTAATAATTCACTTTTCTTTTTAGCCATGATTAGTCATTTAGAAGTTGTCTACCGTCTTCGGTAATGTATTTTTTATTGATTTTCTCTACTATTCCGTCTTTGGTGCGGATATAGCACTCACCATCCTCACAAAATACTTCACCATCTTGCAAGAATTGCTCTAATTGTTTTTCTAAATCCTTTGGATTTTTGTTTTCGTCGCTCATAAACAGAGATTTTTATATAAATATCAGATTTTATGGAAAAACTCTATTTAAATCACCAATAATTAAGTTTCCTTCTCTAAAAAGTATGCACTTATCTTGATATTTATTCCAATCAATTTTATAACCTTTATAATCTATATTTCCAGGAGGTAATCCACTGTCTTTCTCGATCAAACTATTTAGTCCATTGATGGTGTATATCGTATTTCCCTTCTTATGAATGGGTATTGTGTTTGAAAACATTTTGTTGATGTTGATTCTTCGTTGGGTCTTGAACTTAAAGGTAACGATGTATCTCGTTGTGTCAATGTCACTTTCAAAGATAAATATCCTGTTCGATGAGATCTTAAACCTATCGTTTAAGTATTTTAAATAACCCTCTTTGTTCTCTTTGAAAATAAATGATGCGAGGAGTAGCGTTCTACCTTCTTCCATTCTCTAAACTCATAAAATATGGAATGTACTTGGCGTCATCGTATATGTAATCCAAATATTCCTTATACCTCTCATAAACCTCACCATCATCGCTGTAAATCTCTGCAATATCTTTAATCTTCTTTATGAGGGAATCTCTTTTGAAACCTATCATATCAATAACCTTCAGATCAATGCCATATATTTTAGTGTCGGCATAAATGTAGATTATTCTGTCATTAAATAAATATGCAGAAATGTTATTAGAGCCCCTAATCTCAGCTATCATGGACTTCAATGTGCGTAGATCCTGAACGATGGGATCGATATTTGTATATTTTATGTTTTTAACTAATTCTTTGATTGCCTCACCAACAAACTTGGATACATCTTTTAAATAAATGGAACGACGTTCCTTTGGGGAGAATGTCCACCATAGGTTTTCACCGATGTGGTGATTGGTGATTTTAACATTGTATTCTTTGGCAGTTTTCCATCCTATTATTAAGGTGGGTAAGGTATCTCCATTAACAGTGTCTATGAAGTTTACTAACTTCTCATTAACCTCATTAATCTCTCCATCGAAAACAATATTTGCAACTTTCAC